TGATCGTCGGGAGAATTGAAAGGTATAGCTGCACCACGGCTCAAAGTTGCATAGCAATTGAATTTTGCTTCTCTGTCGTGGTAGTTACCGCTAACCCCAAATCTCGCTAGCATGTTATAAAATGCGCCAAGAATAGGAACATCACCCGCAAAGGCTTTGCCACATCCCGCAACATCAAACAACCAAGCTCGATACATATTTACATCATGGCCCAAATTAACAGCCGTGACGTCTTTCAATAAACATGTCTTAACATTTCGAATCATTCTCCAAATACCGTTACACAACAACGGTTTACATTGGCAAAATTCGATGTGTTCCAACTCATAAACAGGTGGTTCACAAACGATTTTAAAGCCAAAGTCGAGAAAATATTTAAATAAATCAGACAAGTTGTTTTGATCTCTCTTTTCTAGTATGAGAAGGCAATCATCACCATTGTTCACAAATTCAATTCTAAACTTTTTCGTTTTAATATAGCTCAAGGCCATAAGGCACATCAGTATCTTGTTTCCAAGGGAGGTGTTCATGTCGCCACTCATGCGAGACCCCTTTTTAACATATTTAAACTTACCCTCGGTGGTCCTGGCATAGCCAACATTCACCAATTGCATGTTAAGAAGGTTGCGCAACTCAGCCCTATTGAAAAGCATGTCATAAAAGCCATGCTCAAATTGTAAAGCTTGAGTCGACACGTGCTGGTCAAAGCGAGAAGCGTCCAGTCCTATACAAACTGGATTAACAAACCCTTTCCACTTGTCAACGATCACTGAAGCCTGTTGAATAGAATTGTATTTACTCATAATGGTAGGCGATCCAAATAGTTTATCTATCTCATCATAAACTTTATGTTCTAATGGCAGCAGGTACTTGCCAACCTCAACGTTAAACCGAGGCTTCCTGGGCTGAATGACCCTGGGAGCTGGATCCGGTTTTAAGCTTAAGTTGATCTTCTCTGCTTTCACAAACGTGCTTAGGTGGGAGTCGAGAACATGAATTGGTTTTAACACCAATCCATCTGCAGCTGACTGATATAAGGTCTTGCGTCGTCCCTTGTAGTACTCGACAAATTGTTGTCTAGTCACAGGGGATTGCCTTCCCAATCTGTTAGCCATAGTTACGCGGAATCCTCCACACCTAATACCGAAAATTCCAGGTAGTGGTTTCACTACCGGTGTCAATTTTTTGTCGGTGAACAATACTCGCTCGCCTACCCCGCGAATAAGGTTGGCAAGTGAATTGTTATGGGTCGTTATAATATCGTCGCAAATGTACTGACCCATAGTTAAGTATTTGCGACGGGTTTGGATCCCAGAGGTTTTAGTTGGAGAAACACCGGGGTAAACTCCGGGAATAGTGTCTACCCCCTCCAACCTCTCTGGGCCCCATCAATTGTCGGTAGTGTCCACACCTAATATGGACGCAACCTTTTTATTATCTTGTACAAGTCTAGTGTGTTTTACAGCAAGTCTGGTTAGCTCCGCGGCGGTCGGAATGAAAACCAATTCCGTGGCGAAATCCACGTTTTCAACTATATGTCTAGCTAGCACTCCGTGTCCAATACAAGCATCATAAAGATACTTTCTTACACACATCCTGTTTGCCTCATTCAGTTTTAGTTTGCCAAACTTTGCTTTGCCAATTTTGATCAAATAGGCACGAAACGGAGCTTTCGATCGAACTTTCCTCTTCGCAACAACATTATTTTCAACTGAATCCATAACATTAGCTGATACAAGATCAGTGACATCATCAATTTCATCCACATTAGCAGAATCCATGTGATTAAGTGCAGCACGTACCTCGTTCTCAGCCTTGTCAATGCATTTCCTTGCAACTGTGTTGTGTCTATTAAAATGATCAAATACACTCTTACCAAGTTTCAGAATACCAATTCCTATCATCA